TTATTTCTTGGTTTGTTGTTTGGGCAAGATACAAAAACTTATACCTTTTCAGAGGAAGAAGTTCTTGGGTTCACTAACAAAATCAAAGAGTTAGAATTAAAGGATAGTTTAAATGTATCTTTAGTACAAGATTTAGAAAAACAAATCTCGTTATTAGAGGATAATGCAAAATCTAACGAATTGATTATTGATTTTAGAACACAGCAACTTCAGTTACAAGAGGAAACTATTAATCTCTATAAGGAAAAAGTTAAAGTTGTAAAACCTAAGTGGCACGAAAACAAATGGTTATGGTTTGTTTATGGTGTTGGGGCTACAGCAATTTCAGTTAATCTTGCAGGACAATTAAACTAATGGCAGAACAATTAAAAGATGTAATCAAACAAGAGTATATTAAATGTGCTCAAGACCCTGTCTACTTTTTAAAAAAGTATTGTATGATTCAACACCCAATTAAGGGTAAGATACCTTTTGCATTGTATCCATTTCAAGAAGAAACGGTCAATGATTTTAAAGATAATCGATTTAATATTATTTTAAAGGCAAGACAGTTAGGGATAAGTACATTAACTGCTGGTTATTCTTTATGGCAGATGACATTTTTTGCAGATAAAAATATATTGGTTATTGCAACAAAACAAGATACGGCAAAAAACTTGGTTACAAAAGTTCGTGTTATGCATGCAAATTTACCAAGTTGGTTGAAACAAAGGTGTGTTGAGGATAATAAATTATCATTACGATATGTTAATGGTTCTCAGATAAAAGCAGTTGCATCATCAACCGAGGCAGCTCGTTCTGAAGCTCTATCATTATTGATATTGGATGAGGCAGCATTTATTGATAAGATTGATGATATATGGACTGCATCTCAACAAACACTAACAACGGGTGGTAGTTGTATTGCACTCTCTACACCTAACGGAGTTGGTAATTGGTTTCATCAAACTTGGGTACAGGCAGAAGAAGGTAGAGGTATGTTCAATGATATCAAACTACATTGGACTGTACATCCTGATAGAGATGAGGCATGGAGAGATGAACAAGATGAACTATTAGGTTTACAAGGTGCGGCACAAGAATGTGATTGTGATTTTATTACTTCTGGTACTTCAGTTATTGAGGGTACTGTATTGGAGAATTGTAGAAAGGCACATTGTGAGGAACCAATTGAAAGAAGAGGTATTGATGGAAATCTGTGGATATGGAAACCACCAAATTATACAAGAGATTATATAGTATGTGCTGATGTTGGTAGAGGTGATTCAGCTGATTACTCTGCATTTCATGTTATTGATGTAGAAAATGTAGAACAAGTTGCAGAGTATAAAGGTAGATTAAGTACAAAAGATTTTGGTAATATGTTAGTAAGTATTTCAACAGAATATAACGATGCCTTACTAATTATAGAAAACAACAATATTGGTTGGGCAACCATCCAACAAGTAATAGATAGGGATTATCCTAATCTATTTTACACGAGTAAAGATTTAAAATACATCGATATACAACATCAGATGACAAATAAATACAGAGCTCAAGAAAAAAATATGGTGGCAGGATTTACAACGACAATGAAGACCCGTCCACTAATTATAGCTAAGCTAGAAGAATTTTTTAGAGAGGAAAGTGTAGTAGTTCGTTCAAATCGTTTGATTGATGAATTGTTTACTTTTATCTATAATAATAACAGAGCCGAGGCAATGGTAGGATATAACGATGATTTAGTCATGTCATTTGCTATCGGATTATGGGTTCGTGATACTGCATTAAGATTACGAACTGAGGGAATTGAATTAACTAAAAAAACATTAAACCGACTTCAAGATGTAGAAGGCGTATACACCGAAGAAGATGTTCAGAAGAATGATTCTTGGGATTGGGAAGTTGGAAGTAAAACTAATAAACAAAAAGAGTCATTGAAATGGCTCTTGTAAGTGAGGTAAAAAATGGCCGATAAATCATTATATAGTAGACTGAGACGATTATTTAGTACCAATGTTATCGTAAGAAATATTGGTGGTAAAAAATTAAAAGTAGCAGATACTGCACAAATTCAAGCAACTACTAAATCACACTTGGTAGATAGATATTCTAAACTACATAGTGGATTAGATTTAGTAAATAGTGGATACTCCACATTCGCACAATTACAAGCAGCGAGATTAGGGTTATTCAAAGATTACGAAAGTATGGATAGTGATAGTATTATATCATCTGCTCTTGATATATATGCAGATGAATCTACTATGAAAAATCCATATGGACAGGTATTGAATATTCATACAGATAATAACAATATCAAAGAAATTTTACATAATTTATTTTATGATATTTTAAATATCGAATTTAATTTATGGCCATGGACAAGAAATCTATGTAAGTATGGTGATTTCTTTTTATATTTAGATATTGAAGACAAATATGGTATTACAAATGTAGTACCAGTTTCTACATATGAATTACTTCGTATTGAGGGTGAAGACCCAGAAAATCCATATTTGGTAAAATTTAGAATGGAGGCACAACACACTACTCATCCTTACTTTGCTCGTTCAACAACGGGTAAAAAGATTGAGTTTGAAAACTTCCAAATCGCACACTTCAGATTGGCAAGTGATAGTAATCTTTTACCTTATGGTAAATCAATGTTAGAAAGTGCTCGTAAGGTTTGGAAACAAGTTACATTGATGGAAGATGCTATGTTGATTCATAGAATCATGAGAGCACCAGAAAAAAGAATCTTCAAAGTGGATATTGGAAACATACCACCAAATGAAGTTGATAACTATATGCAAAGAATCATCAACAAGATGAAAAAGACACCATATATTGATAATGAAACTGGTGATTATAACTTGAAGTTTAATATTCAAAACCTAACAGAAGATTTCTTCTTACCAGTTCGAGGTGGTGATAGTGGAACACAAATTGATACTCTACCTGGAATGACTTATGAAACTACAGAAGATATTGAATATTTAAAAAATCGTTTGTTAGCAGCATTACATATTCCAAAAGCATTCTTAGGATATGAAGAATCACTTGGTAGTAAAGCAACATTGGCAGCTGAGGATGTTAGGTTTGCTCGTACTATTGAGAGAGTTCAAAGAATTCTTGTTAGTGAGTTAACTAAGATTGCAGTTGTTCACTTGTATTCACAAGGATATCAAGATGCAGAATTAACAAATTTTGAATTAGAATTAACAAATCCATCTACAATTTATGAACAAGAAAAGATTGAATTGTGGAGTAACAAAGTAAATCTTGCTCGTGATATGAAAGAAAATCAAATGATGAGTAGTGAATGGATTTATAAAAACCTATTTAATTTCTCTGATGACCAAATTAAGGATATGGAGGAAGAAGTGGTACAAGACCAGAAAACTAAATTTAGATATGAACAAATATCTGTTGAAGGTAATGACCCTAAAGATAGTGGTGAATCAATTGGTACACCAAGTGATATGCAATCATCTGCAGAAGAAGGTGGTGGTGATGACGATAGTGTAGCTGGTTCAATATTTGATAATAGAGGTGGTGCACCTGAGGGTGGATTTGAAGGAGCTGGAAGACCTAAAGAAGTACCAAAGTATACTAAAGATGGAAGTGCTCGTGGTAGAGACCCATTAGGTAGAACTGGTGTTCCTTTGGCTTTAGCACACTATGATGCATTGAAAAAAGCACTTGGTCCTAATGGGAGACAGGTATTAAAAGAAACAATTACAGATAGTGACAAAATAAGTGAAGAATATGAAGAATTTAAGGAAGATAAATAACGATTTCTTGAAAGTTTTATATTTATATATGTGATGAAATAGTATAAAAAATGGAGTGTTTGATGTCAAATCGAAAAAAACATAATAAAATTAAGAATACGGGTATACTTTTTGAATTATTAACGAGACAAATTGCAGTTGATGTGATGAATGATTCAAAAAACTCGCCTTCTGTTAAAATCATTAAAGAATACTTTAATGAAAATACTCAATTAGGTAAAGAAAATGAACTTTACAAAGTTTTAATTGAGAAAAAATACAAAACTACTGAACAAGCAAACATTTTGATTGAGGCAGTAATAAAAAATCGTAGAAAATTATCAAATCGTAAGTTAAAAAACGAAAAATATAATTTAATCAAGACTATTAAAGAAAATTATGAGGTAAATGCATTTTTTAATGCAAGAATACCAAATTATAAAGTTTTGGCATCGGTTTATACACTATTTGAAAATGAATCTATCAAAGATGTAGTTGATACCATCGAAGAAACGGATTCAAAAATTACTATTTTAGAAAACATCACATTTTCAAAGAAAAATACTACAAAATCACAAAATAAAGTAGTTGAAAACTACTCAACACAAGATACTGATGTAAGATTACTTACTTATCAGTTGTTAGTAGATAAATTCAACAAAAAATACAGCAATCTAAACGAATCTCAAAAAAATCTATTAAGAGAGTACATCAACAACCTATCAAACACTAACTCTTTAAGAGAATTCATAGATACTGAAGTTACAAAAGTAAAATCTAAGTTAAAAAATCATTTATCTAAAATAGATGATAAAATAACAAAGATTAAATTAACTGAAGCCATTAAACACACAGAAAATGCAGTAGGTGGAAAATTTGTAAAAGATTCCCATGTCGTGTCTTTAATGAGATACTATGAATTGATAAAGGAGTTAGATGATGTCCACAAAGATAAGTAAAAAAGCTTTTATCGAGGCTTTAAGAAATTTAATCAAGAAAGAAATTGAAGAAGTATCTACATCTGCCGCAACACCTGGATATATGACTCCAATGGCATTCGATGGTGGTAGAAAAAAAGATAAGAAGAAAAAGAAAGACATATCCACAAATTCTACTGGATACGAACCAGTTAATGAAGGTCGTTATCATCAATGGAGAAATGATGAATCTCTAACACCAAAACAAAAAATTGGACATAGTATTCGTGAAGTTAAAAATTCTTTAAATGAATTAGATAAAACAGTAAAGATGGCAGTAAGATTAAAAACAGAATTAAATGTAGATTCAAGAAACTATTGGAAGAATACACATAAGGCATTAACTAAGATTTCAGAAAGGTTAGTCAAAATGGCAACCAAAGTGGGTAACTTAAAGTGATTAAGTTAAAAGAGTTAATAAAAGAAGAGGAATGTCATTGTGGAGATTCATGTTGTTCCACTAAAGAACAAGTGAATGAAGAAGTAATAACTGAAAGAAAAGTTGAACTTTATTTCAGAGATGATTTAAAGAACAAACCAATATCAAGAAGTGGATACTCAGAGGTAAATGG